CTTCAACTATAGTCCCAGAAATATCAGGAGGGTCTTCTGCTACCTGAGCGTCAGTTTTACCTTCCAAATACTTCTGAACTTTATTAGGAGGAACGTTTGTCCAAATCCAATCCCTAACATCGTCTGGCATTTCTAAACCTTTAAGCATGTTTTTACAAACATCAACCATAGGTTCTGTAGAGCCAAAGTCAGAACCAGCGAACTCCCATTCCATCATTAGGCGTAAAAGTTCTTGAATAGTTCTTGTCGCAGCAGAATGACGACCAGTAATAACTTTTTCTTCTGCTTCTGCGTCAGACGACTCTATATAAACAACCATTCCACCAGACTCTGGGCTGCCGATAACTGCGCTTAAATAATCTAATTCATTAAAAGGAAGATAATGGTTACCTGTTAATGAATATGGCGCGGTGTCTGCTCCGCAATTACATTTCTTAGCCGTATCGTCCCAAACATGAAATGCTCTAGGACCATACTGATTCTTGCCAGAATCGCAACGTCTGTGCATTTCACCATCTGAACCAAGTTCTTCATCTTCTTCTATGTCAGGGACCAAAGGTACAAAACCGAAAAAGCCTTTAGTGTTATCTATGGTCCAAGTAGAACCATCTTCAGTGATAGTCCTAGTAGGTAACTTATTGTAATAACCGACACCACCAAGATGCTGAGGTTGATCAGCGAACGGAACCATGATCTCTTCCATCAGGTTTTAATGATGAAACCAAATGGTTCCACGTTTACAGTGGTGCTTATAGTGGACGAAGATAAAGAGTGGTTATGACTTGCAGACTGATTGCCTGTAGTCACATTATGTGTATGACTAGCGGACTGGTTTCCAACAGAAACATTGTGTGAATGCGCTCCAGTGTTACTTACATTATGCGTGTGCCAAGCAGAAACATTTGAAGTGGCATTGCTTGTTTGACTACCAGTGTTACTCTTACTGTAATTATGCGAGTGGTTAGAAGAAGGGTTACCAGTGTTATGACTATGGTTCCCAGTGTTAGAAGTATTCGCAGTATGCGAATGATCAGCAGACTGATTACCTGACGTACCATTATGAGTATGATCAGCGGACTGATTACCCAAACCTAAAGCATCTAAAGTTGAAGAACCAGCCAAAGTAGTAGCAGACGGAGTGGTGCTTAAAGCAATACCCATCGCCACCCGATCAACAGGGTTAGGCAAATTAAACGTAGAAGAACCATCACCAGTTCCATAACGAGTACCTATAATCGCAAACAATGCTGAATACGTTGATCTTGAAACTGCTGAACCATCGCATTCAAGCCAGCCAGTAGGTGCTGATGATCCAGACCACATAACAACTGTTCCTGCCAAAATACTTGCCCCATCAGCGCCTGCTGGGCCTGTTGCTCCAGTTGCACCAGTTGGTCCAGTAGGACCAGTCGCCCCAGTAGCACCTGCAGGACCTGTATCACCCGCAGGACCAGTAGCCCCAGTAGCACCATCTGATCCATCTGATCCATCTGCACCTGCAGCACCAGTAGCACCAGTTGGACCAGCGGGTCCAGTTGCACCAGTTGCACCAGTTGCTCCCGCAGGACCAGTTGCTCCATCAGAACCATCGGTGCCATCAGCACCGTCAGCACCAGCAGGACCAGTAGCGCCAGTAGCACCAGTTGGTCCCGCAGGACCAGTCGCTCCAGTAGCGCCAGTCGGACCAGTTGGTCCGTCACGTAAAACGAAATCAAACGTAGCCGCAGAAGAACTTCCACTATTGGTTACAGAAGCAGTGCCACTGTTATCAACACTAGAAGTTGTACCAACAGCAATTGTCGCTGCAGCACCTGCCGCACCAGTTGCTCCAGTAGCGCCAGTAGAACCAGCAGGACCAGTATCGCCTGTAGGCCCTTGAGCGCCAGTCGCCCCTGTTGGTCCAGCAGCGCCTGTTGCCCCAGTAGGTCCAGTAGGACCATCTTTCAAAACAAAATCAAATGTAGCAGCGCTAGATGAACCACTATTAGTGACAGAAGCAGTACCAGAATTATCTACGCTAGATGTCGTACCAACAGCGATTGTTGCAGCGGCACCATCCGAACCATCCGCGCCTGCCGCCCCTGTTGCACCAGTCGGACCAGCAGGTCCAGTTGCACCAGTTGCACCAGTTGCACCAGTAGCACCAGTCACTCCTTGAGTTCCTGCTGATCCAGTCGCTCCTATAGAAGCAAAAGTTTGCCAATAACTGTTATCAGCAGGAGTTTGACCAGTAGAACTAATTCTTGCCACATATGAAGAACCGTTGTATGCAACAACATCTCCTGCTACATAAGCAGTCGCAGCATCATACGTTCCTCTATAATTTGGGGAATCAGACAATGAAACATTTACATCAGGGCCTATATTTCTTGAGAAATTGAGGTCAGCCATCAGTAATCCAAAATTACATCTATAAACGGAGCAAAAATTGTGGTGTGGTCCGTTAAAGCAGAATAAGAATTATCGGTACCGCCATCAGTGGTAAACCCAGAAGTGCGATTCGCTACCCATAACTCTTTAGTAGACAATGCAGAAGCCAAAGCATCAGGCAAAGGAAAATCACGATAATTATTCCCTGCCCAAGAATCAGGTCCATCCGAAGAACCAGTAAGAGTAGCCATGTTTGTAGTATTTATGCCATCATCTGCATCGCCAGAACCTATAGTTCCGTCCCATTGACCCATATACCAAGTGTCGCCAGTTCCAGTAGTTGAATAACCGCTTCCAGTCATTCTTAAAAGAGTCACTTTTAATGTGCCTGCTTGAACATTAGGTCGTATCGCTAAAGCCTCAGCGAAAGTAAGACCTGAGCCATTAACATCATTATTACCAGTGAAGTCGTAGACAGTCATATTGTCGCCGTAACCACCATAAGCGCCGACACGCAAATCGCCAGTAGCGGAACGCCACCCTTGAGGTCGCCAAGCCCTAGAGTTTGAAGCAGCAAACTTATAGGAAACAGGATCAGACTTAGACCAAGCAGTTACCCAACCAGAACCATCATGATATTTAACATGATTAGGATTCACCCAAGTGCTTCCGTTGTGATACTTAAACGCTGTACCGTTTGGAACTTCTACCCACGTTGAACCGTTGTGTCGCTTCAACGTAGCCATTATGTATCAATCCAAAGATCGCCTTCAACGCCACTAGGAGGATCGGGCTGAATAGTTACTTTTGCGTATCCATACGTTGCAACATCAGCCGCAATCTTGTCCTGAATAGCAGCAGAAGTCATAACAGAAGTATCGTTATCAGCAAAGGAATCACCTGCTGCTTGAATTACAGTAATAGACATCCAATTACCAGTGAGATTCCCAGTAACATCCCCAGTCACATTACCAGTAACATTACCAGTAACGTTTCCAGTGACGTTTCCAGTAACATCACCAGTCAGACCTCCAGTGACATCCCCAGTAACATTTCCAGTTAATGCGCCAGCAAAAGCAGTCGCAGTTACCGTCCCATCAACATCCAACTCAGTAGTAGGGTCTTTTTTAATACCAACACGATTATTAGTAGAATCAACTTTTAAAGTATTGCTATCTACTGTAAAATCTGTAGCGACAGATAAACCGCCAGTAATTGTTCCACCCGCAGTGGGCAATTTAGTACCTAATGCAGTATGAATCTCAGTGAAGTTTAAATTAACATCACTTGCAACAATCGTTGTTCCGCTGCTAAACGTATTCGTTGGTGATGTCATCTTGTACTCCTAGGACGGAATGAAAGCCCTAAGGCATTCAATTCCCATGTATTATTAGTAGTTGGCCCTTCTACCTTTACACTTACAGCCATCGCTGTCCCAAGATTGGGATGTTTACCAAAGTCTGTAGCAGAAGACTCCGCTAAAGATGCCCAAACCCCATCGCCTGTAGTGCCATCAGAGTCTTGCCATGTAGCGGTACCCCATAAAGAAGTAGAAGAACGACCAGTGATACTTACAGTAAAATCTCTGTAAACATCAGCAAAATCGTAATCACGATAAACCTTTACAGGTAATTCAATCGTTGAGTCCGCTAAAACTACTGTTCTAGCACGACCCCAACGCTTTTTAACCATCGGAGTTTTAGCAGACACCCACGAAGTCGTAAAATGAGAAGAAATGTGAGTGTTTGTTGCACCATCTAATTGATCAAAGTTTTGAGTGTCCTGTTCTAATTTTAAGACACGTTGCCCATAAGCAGCAACAAGTACTTCCGTAGCGCTTGAAGCATGATAGGTGTACATCACTCCTGCAGGAATAGAATGCAAAACCCAAGAACCTTTTTTATTTAAAGACTCATCGTAAACAAAAACTCTTCGTTCATCAGGATCAGACCAGCCAACAGAACAATAAACACGTCTATTAGAATAAGCCAAATGAGGCGCTTCAGTTAAATCAATACGTCCATCATCAATAGCAGGAGCAATGTTTTCAAAAACATATGACAACCCATCAGACCTATATCTATAAACACCTTCATTGCTAAACCAAAAATAAACAGAAGTTGGTGTAGCAACAGGAGAAGAATCTAACTCGCAGCCCACACTGTTAGAAATTTGATGCAATTGGAAACTATCAGTATCGTAACCAACCAAAGCATGTATAGAACGATGCTTAAAAATTAATAAACGATCACCGAACGGTACTAAAGCAGTAATTCTGTCTCCATCTTCTCCAATAGCGATATCTACATAATGATCTGCATGCCAATCTTCTCCTTCGTTTACATGAGACCAGCGCAAACGATTGTAATGACGTGTAGAACTTTCAGTCGTGTCTGCTACCCAAAGATGATTATTCCAAACAGCGATATGCGTGGCAATAGGCATATTGCCACCTGTCACTACTAAAGAATTGTTAAAAGATTGAGTTAACCGAGAAGCAGACGACCCATCCCATTTCAAAGGCTGATCAGTGCCGTTTTGAGCATATGAAACATTGTTTAAAGTAACTCCACGACTACGAGTAGTAACAGTATTAACTGCAGGTTGTCCGCCTCCACCAAGCAACGATGTGTAAGTGCCACCTGTACTATGTGAAACGTTATCTCCATGAGAAACCATTAATTGATTAGTCCCAGAAGCAGTATGAAACCCCCAAAGACCTGTGACATTTGCACCAACTTGATCTGCGTGCCAAGCATCTACACCATTACGTTGTCTTACCCCACCCTTAGGATCAACATCAACATTTAACAAATCAGGAGATTCGTTGGCTTTCATGCCGAATTGGTCGGCCCTATAATTTAAGCCACCAGTAAAATCTTCAAGAGAAATACTCTTGTATCCTCGTTTAGCCATCCGTTACTCCCACGAGTAACGTAACCGACCCCAAGCACCCCATGATCTCAAATTTTGACGATTCAAAACCATAGGTTGAGTTAAAGGAGTTCCTGCATAACGTCTAGCCAAGTTGTCTAATTCTACTGCAACAAGTTGATCATAGGTCATAGCCATTTGAGGGTCTTCTTGCTGCTGATAAACACGCGCTATAGCATAATTTGCTACAACCACATGAAAAGGATCAGGCAAATCAGGCGAGACAGTCGTATCAGGATTTACAGGGTCTGAAGGAAAGGGCGTAGCGTTCCTATAAGCACGAACATATATTTTTTCTACAGCACTTGGCGTAGGGTATAAACGAACTTGTTCTCCCCAATAAGCAAAATTCCAAGGCTCCCCTGTATCGTTTGAATCTAAAGGATAGGCCTCGTCACCATCGTCACGACCTATCAAACCAATAACGTGATCTTCATTTCTTAAATGGGCGATATCACGCAAGCCCTGAGTAACACCGTCTGAACCTGTTCCATTACCAACAACAGTCAAAGAGTAATCTTTTTGATTAGAAACAGTGTTAAAAGAAGTTTCTACTTCATAGAAAGGCCAACGCCTTTCGCTATAAGCAACTAAATTATATCCTTCGCCTATGAAGCGATCTAACACTGAAGTAGGAATATCTGCAGAATCTAATTCCGTGACTCCTAAAATATGGTCACGCATTTGCTGCAATGTCATTGAAGACATTATTCAGCAGCCTTAAGTTTTTCTTGCTGGCGAGTATGACCAATACAAAATTCGCCACCATGAGCGGGTCGGGCCTTACAGCCCTCCCCGCTCTTAGTGGTACCTGCACACACAACCACAGGAGATTGACTTGAATCTACCTTATCGGATTCTTTAGCATATCCTTGAATAATTCTAGAATTAGCAGACAATCCTTGACGAGCATCGTTGGCGCGGCCACCTAGAGATTGTGAGGCAATAGCCCCTTTTCTGTAAGCAACAGCGTTAGCAACACCCATAGTAGACTCCGATCAATTAAGCAGTTTTTGCACTAAGGATACCTTGACGTGAGCGGTTGCTACATGTCAAGTTTCCGTAGGACAGAACTTGTGCATAACGTGCATCAACATTGTGACGACGTACAAACGGAGTTGGTTTAAACCAAACATCCGTGTGAGCCACAAGACGAAGGTACTTTGAGTTAAGGAAGTACATTACGCCTGCAGCGCATGCTGCATCAAATGTTACTGGAGCACCTTTGAAGAGCAAGTTTTGGAAACCTGCATCTGCAAATTCAGTGTCTGTGTAACGCATGTTACTGTCCATTAAATCTTCGTACTTTTCGTACAGTGTTTGAGTAGTAAGTACAAGGTTTGGTTGGTCGTTACCAACGGAAACGCTATTGTAAGCGGTTCTCATTTGAGCAACAGTCAACGCAGTGCTTGTGCTTTCTTCGTAGGAAGCCCAGAAACCGTTTCCAGTTGCTGTTGGGTCAATCCCACCAACGGTGCCTACAGAATCAACAAGGTCTGGGAGTCCGTTCCATGCACGTGACCCACCAGTTGAGATAACCATGTTTGCATCTGCATCAGTTGTTGCTGAAGCAGTGTGAAGCATAGTGTTCATTTGCTCAATGATTGATTCCTCTGCAGCCATAATGCGACCTTCAAGAAGGTCAATTATTTCTGCTTCGCCGTTGTTTTTGGCTTCTTCAATGCCGTTGATGACAATGCTTGCCGAGAATTGTTTCCAGTCGTACTCAGCAGCAGACACGTTGTCTGGTTGAGTTACGTCTAAGGAATCAGTTCCTGTATACGCCTTCGCTGTAGTATTTAACCCATGAATAATAGGGGTTACAATCTTTACACCACCGCTAACGCGACGAATGGTCTGGCCGTTCGTCAGCGCGTAGAACAGGGGTCTTGCAGTAAAGATGTTGTCCTCAAGAGTGGGGACATAGTTAGCGAGAGTCGTTGAAAGCAGTTCATCATAATTTGAATTCGCTGGCATTCTAAATCCTCTATCTTTCTATTAAGAGTTTTGTAACTGTTCTTTAGCCAACAAAAATGCGTCACGGATACTTCCTACCTTCTCAGAAGACTTAGGCTCCACAGTTCCAGAGGTTGACCCACCTTCACTGATAACAGAAGCCTCACGTTTCTGAGCGACGATATCATCTTCAGTTGTTTTGGTTGAAAGTTTTTCTACCAAATTACTGTAGGTCATATCTTTATATGCTGTTTCCAAATTGCCAATATTTGACTTAATCGCATGATTAAACAATAGATTTTCGTCTATATCGCCATATTTGTCACGTAAAGTACTTAGTTCCTTTTGCAGTTCTTGTTGTCTAAACGTTTTCTGTTGGTTGTCAATTGTCTGCTCAATCTTCCGTATTCTCGCTTCATCAGGGTCAATGTCCGTCATCTCACTTGCATGAGAGAGGCCACTGGTGTCCTCAAAACCGAATGCTTCCCCAAGGGTTTTTAAAGTCCCTTGAGGATCAGTTTCTAAAGCATGGATGATTGATTCAGCCTGAGCCAACCGATCACGTTCCGCTGCCAACGCTTGAGTCTTCTTGGTGTAGTCCGACTGACGTTGGTAGCCGTTGCGGAGTTCATCCAAAGAAACATTTTTCTCTTCACCATCCACCATGATGGCGTAAAGATCATGTTCTCCGCCTGTTCCGCTGACCTTAACTTCTGGTTCAGATGAGTTGCTGGTACCCAGTCCCACATCGCCTTCGTTTACGGTATTTTCTGGCATTTCGCCTCCTTGGAGTCCGAATAGGTTATTCCTAATAAAAGAGAACAAAGTGTCCCAATTACAAGTTGTCTAATCCTAATCCCATTTGTCCTTGGAGTTGGGCGATCATTTCAGGAGGTATGCCCCCAGCAGGAGCATTAGGTGCCATGCCTTCTGGCATGGGCGGCATTGGTGGCCCACCTTGTGGCATCGGGGCCGCCCCAGCAGGGGGAACTTGAGCAGCAGGATCGCCTTGCGGTGGACCACCCTCAGGACCCATAGGGTTCTGAGAAATCAAAAACTTTTCGGGGTCTTTTATACCGAAACCATTGGTCAAAACATGTCTAGCCAACTCTGCAGGATCAATAACTTGACCCACTAGAGGGGCAACAGCCTGCATCAAATTTATTGCTTGCGAACGACGAATAGTATCGTTATTTGGCTGTGTAGAACCTGCTTCAATAATAAAATCGTATTCACCAGCAATATCGTCACGAACATATGGAACAAACAATTCAGAACCATCTTTACCGACGATTCTAACTACTTGACCATCAGTCATGTATTGCTGCATCAACTGGATGACTCTACGAGCCACTTCACCAATCGCTATTTCAACCAAAGCCAACTTGTCTGCTACACGACTATTAGCCGCATCAGCGATAAGCGATGCTTCAGTAGCAGTACGACGTATTTCAGGCATTTGCCCGCGAGCATATTCAGAAACACCTGAAACAACATTGATATCTTCTTCAATTATGCCCGAATGGTTGTATATTTCAGGGGCTAAAGGCACCTGAGGTAAAGGAACAACGACTTCTCCTAAAGGACGGTTCTCGTCCACTACAGGAACGAATCTTCCGTCTTCTTCAGATTCTAAAGCCTCTCGTCCTTCAGAGTTAAAAGACCGTTCATGATACAAATATTTACGAGCATACCGTTTACGGTGGTTAACCATCTGAGAACGAGTCTTATTTAGTTCTTCTTGAAGCGATTCAATGGCTTCAAGGTCTCCCATAGGGTATAAAGTGTCTGGAACGTCATAATTTGCAAGAAAAACGAATGGATGACCAAAAGAATATGGTATTTCCATAGGATCAGCAAGAAAATCGTCAGAACCTTCAGCACAAACAGCCATTACGCCTTCTTCAAGGTCGTAATACTCCCATAATGTGACACGATCAGTAATTTCTGCGTATTGTTCTCGCTCAGTATCGTTTTCCCAACGAATTTTAACACTAGCAGACGCTTCTAGGCTCTTTCTGACTTTAGATTTGAACCTTTTGTCCTTTTTTACGTCTTCTAATGGCCGAACAATGCGTTGCGCTATCCATTTAGCATCATCTAAGCACGTCGCTTCGGGATCAACAAAGATATCAAACGGCGAAATTCTTTCAACAAACGGCTGGTCGGCAATAATCTCCGCTTCTGTGTGCGGAAGATTTGCCATAATCTCTTCGTTAGTTGGGACATCTGACGCTTGATCAGGATTTTGACGAGCAAAAGCAGAAGCCTCCTCCACTGCTGTTTGGTAAGCGATCTGTCTGTCTTGATCAGAGAGTTGTTTTTGCCCTTCTTTGTATCTCCACCCAACTTTGATCCATCCATGTCCGACAATAATTGAATCTTTAACGGCCCTACGGAACGGTTTCCTGAAATCATGATGTCTCCAAAGATAATTAGCAACTGATTCAACAAAAATTGCTCTGTCAACATCTTCTGTGCGGTTAGGTGAAACTGTTATACGAGGGTGATTAACAGACACCGCTGGGGAAATAATGTTTACAGTAGAAAATGCTAAATTAACGGCAACACGGTCTTCCCCATTATGAGCAGTCTTCGCAAAGTGTTTACCACGGTACATGTCTATCATGCGCCGCCACTTCTCTTCGTAGCCTTCCTCTTTACGCCATCTTTTACCTATATCAAGTCTTGCTTTATACAGTTCCAGATAGTCATCTTTTTTAGCCATTACTTATTCACGTCCAGCAACTATTGCTGACTTTCTCTATTGAGCGGCCTGCCGCTTTCGCTTCAGCCACAACTTTATTTTCACGTTCTCGTTTAGTTAAATGATGTTCTTCAGGAGGTAAAACAGAACGCTTACCTGAACCATTAGAAATATTTAGACTTAACAACTTTACACGCCTAGCCCACAAGTCATTGAACTCAACGTCTGTTGGAGGTCCATGAAGTTCCGTGACATAATCACGGAACTCTTCCTTAGTTGCCGTTGGCGGGAGAACCGCCATAACTACGGTTGAACTGAGGCGTTGTGACCTTTTGGATTACGTGGAGTTTGGCGTGAAGGTACAGAAGCGCCTTTATTGCCGCCACCGTCAGCCTTAGCCTTTCCAACACGCATCGTTGCTGAATTTTGTGCAGCAGGTCGTGCGGGACCGTGAGTCAAAACGTCAGTACGTCCAAGGCGAGGCTTCTCGCCAGCACCAACCTCATTCCATTTGGCATTAACCATATTTTTTCCTTTATTGTAGGGAAACCGTCATTTGAAGGGTCAAACCGTCCCACGTTGGGTGGAACGCCCAATACTCCCATCATATTCTTTTTTGGCTAACGCTAAACGCATCCACCAATCAAAAGTATATTCGTCATCAACTACAGGAGAAAATTCGGGGGCATTCACGAATTGTCTCATATGGTTAGACAAAGCCAAAGCCATAACTCTGTCATCAAAAGGAGACCCCGACATTGTTCCCCTTTCGCTTCTTGTGAAAGTTTTTAACTCAGCCAAAGTATTCTCATCACGAATAATAATTTCGCCATTCCTCAAAGCAGAACCCAACTCATCAATGATCAAAGGCTTGGTCACACGAGTAGTCTTAAATCCGTACTCTTGAGATATGCGTTGGTCAACTTGGTTAACAGAACGTCTACGAAACAAATTGGGGTAACCCAATTGTCTCAAAGCCGTTAACGTCGTCAAACCATGGTTGTTTGATTCAACGCAGCACAAAGCCGCTCCATACCATAAACCTATACGTCTTACATCTACAGCCAACTCGTCAGGAGGTATACGGCCATGCCATACAGCATCCTGAGCGCCGTTCTTAACATTGATGACTTGGACACAAGAATAATCTCCATGTTTTAAGCCTTCAGCGGTATCAACCCCAAGCACATAAGCAGACAACTCGTCTGGTTCTTTAAAAACTGTCAACATCTGAATTCAATCCCTGAAGTATATGGTTCAGCCAGATAGCCTGTCCTGCCGATTTCACAAAAATCGGCCATCCTGTCTAAAGCATCTAAATCAAAAACAGGGTTACCTGAACGAACAAAAGCCTCTTCAGGATTAGACGGATATTCTTGAGCCAACTGCCAAGGCAACAACTGACTTTTCTGAGACTCATACCATTCCTCGCCACGATTCTCGCTTGCAGACCAAGGAAAAAACATAGGATCAAACTTGTTGTTACCAGTAGCGGCACCATTCCATAACTGATGGAAAAAATTGCCAGAACCATTAGCAGTAGACAACCCGATAATCCGACCACCCACATCAGCCACAGGTTCAATAGAAGCCCACGCTTCTTCAGCATTAGGCAAGAAAGCCCATTCATCCACCACTATCAAAGAAGCAGATTCGCCACGAGCAGGATCAGAAGCAGAAGGCATAGAAGTTATCTGAGAGCCATTA